GTTACAAGCTGTGAACGCTCAGAGTCTCTTGTCTTGTCTTCTCCAGACCAGATACCACGCCATAGACGCTCATACTCTTTCCAGGACTCTAAATAGTTCTCATCCCGGTGGTTGCCCCACATAAGGCAACGAGATAAGACCCACTCAGTGATCTTAGCTTCTTTACCGTTGTATTCGTTTTCTTGCTCTTCCATGCTCTCTCCTAGTAGCCTGAAACGGCATCCATTGGTGTATAATCGTCTTCCTCATAGTCTGAGGTGTACTCCGCAATCGCTATCTGGTCTATGTAACTCAAGGCATCAATTAAGTCATCGTGGACCTGGGCATTAGGGAAGTTCATCAGTTCATCGATGATCTCACTATTCCAGTGACCTTCATTGAAGGTAATCTTTCCGTGCTCTAGTCTGCCCTGTAAAGACCAAGTGATTCTGTCTGTCTTTTTCTTGTTTCCGTGTGTGAGGTCTTCAATCCTAAAGTAACTGTTATACTTACGCATAAGATCAGACAGATAAGGTAGAACGGCATTCTTTAGTGCGCCTCTTTCGATGCCCACACAAACAGGCTCATAATCCCTGACCACATCAAATATCTTCTGTGCGGTCTGCTTAATGTCCCACCGTCCATACTCTATATCTGCAACCCACCAACCCTCAGCAGTAACCTTGACTATCGCTATCGCTGACTGGTCTAACCTTTTCTTCTTTGCTGTGGTGGCAGCAGCTACGTTTTCAAAGCCAGCAAGGTCAACAGCTACAAAGTAGCGACCATCCTTAGGCTCTTCTTCGTCTATCTTTATCCACTCTTCTTTAAAAATCCCGCCACTCGCTGCTTCAAACGAAGCCATGAATTCTGTGCGGAAAGCAAAAGAAGACATAGACTTCTTTGCAGCTTCAATTTCTTTTGGGTCAAGTAGTGGGTTATCGAAGCTAGTAAAGTGCCAACTCTTGTATTCTTTATCATCGTTCTTGTCCCCATAGTTGTACAACTCATAGAAATGGTTACGCCCCATCGGTGTACCAATAAAGAGCGCCTTGCCCTTTAAGTCTGCCAATGCAGGTCTGAGAATCTGCTCAAACACTGATGGCTTCATGTCTGCGTACTCATCAAGCACCACAAACTTTAATGAGACACCACGCATTGTCTCTGGTCTGTCTGCGCCCTTTAGACTGATGACAGCGCCGTTGACCAACTTAATCTGCATATTGTTCACATGGCTGGACTCGATAACGGGGTTACCTAGTTCCAACAGTGTAAGCCACATAATGTCTCTGGCTTGCCCCTGCGTTGGGGCTACATACCACACATTACCTCTGTCAGCCTGCAGTGCCTCAACTATGAGCATCCATGCAGCTAACCTAGACTTTCCAGTTCTACGACCAGCAGCGACCACCTTAAACCGACTCTGGTCATTCCATACCTGTTGCTGCCAAGGTAATAACTTAATGTCCAGATTCATAATCTACGTCTTCTGCATCTATGGTCTGATCAGCCTCTACCTTGGCATCGGTGACACCAGAGATGTTAATTGTGATACCAGCTTTGCTGGCAGAGCCGTGCTTTTCAAAATACGACAAAGGCAACAACCTGTCAGCACACATCTTAAGCATTGCAGCCTGATCCTTGTCAGTAGGATCTAATGCCTTATTGATAATCGTCTGGATGATTGTGTCACCCTTTGTGGTAAGCAGCCTCGCATGGAATTCCCTTATGCGTGCAGCTTCACCAGGAGGACGACCCAACACAGCCCTCTTTTTCTTTGCTTCAATGGCAGACTTCTTCGGACGACCTGCACCTCTAGGGTTTCTCTTAGGTAACACAGAAACCTCAGTCTGTGTTGGCAAAGAAGATGCATCCGTGGAAGAAGACACAAGAACAATATCTTGGTCTTTTGTTTCCAAGTTTCCTCCAATATAGGTCAGCACAGAAAACACAAAGACCTAAGGTTAGTTGTTAATGTATGTTTTTTTTAAGGCACAACCTAGTAGTTTGTTGTTTCTGTGCTATCAATATAGAGCACTATAGCACATTTTTGCTAATTTGTCAAGTCCTTTATTGACTTTTCTGATGTAACGGTGTAATGCCTGCTCAGCCCTTCGCAGTGCACAGATTCCAGCACTGATTTCATAGACCTGTATTGCCTATGCAGGAAAACAGATAAGACATTGATTCTTATGCTCTTTTTCTTATAAGGCAATAGCGTCTATTTTGCTCTTTTTGAGGCTATGGTGGTTCAACAATATTATCTACATTGCCACTACCCCACCCCCCCCTATGTTGCAGTGCAGCAATAGTGAGCACTTACTTCGATGGTGCAGTGTAGCCAATGGTGCAGTGCAGCATATGTGGCTATGTTGCACCATTTCAGTGCATCCTAGGACCAGGGCAAGAACCATGCCATGTTGCAGCACAACATTGGTGCAAAAGGCTGGAATGGCTTGCAGCTGTCTCTAAGGGTTTTCTCTAATGCCAATGATGCAATGCAATAATTCAATAGAATCAAGCACTTAAGTAACCCTAAGGATTTTCAGGTATGATTCTCTCACGTATATAGGTATGAACAACAGATTTTTTAACCTTGAAAGGACTACACCATGATCGAGTTTATAGAGACCTACAACAAAGACGGCATCATGCGGATTCGCTTACAGGCCGACGAGATGCCTACTGCGTGGGCTTGCGACAGCAAGGACTACACCTACACCATCACAGTCTTCCCACAAGGGCGTGCGATGTCTAAGAGCCGTTCCTGTGGCAATGGCTCTGTCCGCTACCATCACTTCAACACCTACGAAGAGGCACAGGCTCACGCCATAGCATGGGCAAAGCGGAAACAAGCCGAAGAGCGCAAGCGTGTTGCACTTAGAGCCAAAGATGCGGCAGAATTGCAAGCACTACGGCAGAGCAGAGCCGAAGCCTAACTGACGAGCCCTGAATGGGCGAAACTGTCGAGAGACAGTCTTAGGCACAAACCAAGAAAGGGAACCTAAAATGTCAACACTATCAATAGCAATGCCAATCAGTAGCAAGGCAGCAGCAATCAAGATCACGGGCAGCTTAGGCAAGCCCTCTAAAATGCCTGGGCTATCCTACGGGATCAGTGCAACACTTTGCAAGGTAGGCGCAAAGCTAGCCCTAATCAAGGGCAGCACTTGTGAGGGCTGTTATGCACTCAAGGCTAACTATCAATACCCAAGTGTCCAAGCTGCCCATGCTAAACGAGTCGCAGGGTTAACTGATCCGCAATGGCCGGATGCAATGATCTATTTAATAGGAAAATCGGGAGAGTCTTATTTTCGTTGGCATGACTCGGGGGATCTTCAGAGCTTTCAACACTTGCTTAACATTGTCAAAATTGCAGAGGCATTGCCCAATGTGTCTTTTTGGCTGCCTACTCGGGAAAAGGGCTTAGTGAATCAGTATCTGAGGGCTTTTGAGTCTTTCCCAGCTAACCTAGTCGTTAGGGTATCGGCTGCAATGGTTGACGCTGCAGCGCCTAAGGATTTCGAGCATACGAGCACTGTGCACAATAAAGGCAATCCTGAGGGCTATAGCTGCCCAGCACAGTCTCAGGGTAACAAGTGCCAAGACTGCAGAGCTTGCTGGGATCGTACTATCGCCAATGTATCGTATCATCAACACTGAAAAGGGGATTAAAATGTTAGTATTCAAATATCCAAGCAAAAAAGTATTAAAAGAAAATATCGGTAAACCATTGCGCTATATTGAAACCAGTATGTTCGGAGAAGAGTATCGGACTAATGGGGGTATTGACTGGGGCTAATCGTCCGCACATGACAGGATTGGGTAGGGAATTTTTCGCCAATGTTACAATGGAAAACGGGCTTATTAAGGCCGTAAAGTAATGGGTACAGTGTTATCCTATAGTGTCTCTATAGCAGGGGCACTATGGGGCTAATATTGGCCTTAGAATAGGGGTTATATCATGACGTTAGAACTAGCAGCTAGTCTTGCAGCTTTATTGCTGGGGATTGTCGCAATAGTGATTGTTTTCCGGCCATGGGATCTTGATTAACTTTATAGGGGCATAAAATGACATATCAGGTAGAATCTTTTACACTCTTTGATGGGTGGGTTAACTGCTGGACAGATGACGCAGAAAACCCGATCACTTTCGACTCAATGGAGGAGGCACAGCAAGAATTAGACTTGTTTTTACGGGAACAGGCTGGGGCTGTGCTGTGTGGTGACATGGTCGAGGCTTACGACATCAACGACTTTAGAATTGTTCAAAGGGGCTAAAATGAAGCATAAAAAATGCAGGTCAGATCAAGTAAACGGAACCAGTCTCAAGGGCTACATTACGACAACCTATGCGGATCTGTGCCGCACTTTCGGGGCACCAAGCATATTTGTCGGCGATAAGACCAATGCAGAGTGGTTTATAGAGTTTGAAGATGGCTCTGTCGCTACAGTCTACGATTGGAAGCTCGATCATGTACCATTAGAGCCCTACCGATGGCATATAGGGGGATTCGATGCCTTTGCCGTTGCATCGGTGCACAATGCCGTGTTAGAATCGAAGGTATCTAATTTTATCCAAGAAAGGGAGCAAGCACTATGTTATTGACTAATGAAGAGGTGGTGGAGATCCTAGACGATAGGCTAGACTATAGCGACTGGGGGAACTGGTACGGCGATGAAGATGCCTTGATCGAATTCGCCTACTATGTTGTGAAGGCCGAAAACGAGAAAATGCTCAAGCTACAGCAGGAAAGGGAAAAAGATGCGCTGCCGGTCATGTAACGAAGCATTGACAGACTACGAGACCACAATTCGGTCACTTCACACTATGGAATATGTCTCTATGTGTAAACAGTGCCTAAAATCGATTAAAACAGACCTCTGTGCCGTTGGTAATGTTTCCCTGATGTCAGAGGCCGATGAGGTCGAGGAAGGCACTGAGGCCGATTTAGACCCATTAGCAGGCATTGAGGATTTTGATGATGATCCTTGGCGAGATAGGTAACTTGGCACGATTCTTGCTATTAAAGACTATATTGATTAAAGAGTCTATATTGAAAGAAGACTTTAATAAAGATTTTAATTCTTTAACTATATAGGTAACTATTAAGAAAGGTGGTAGTCAATGGAAAATGATGACTTAGAAAGGATTTATTGGTTTTGTGTTTCTGATTGTGTAGACCTATTGGCTCATGGCTCTACCGATATTGAGACCCTGCTTAACGATGTCTACGAGGCTCTGAAGCGCACTAAGCCTACATCGGGCAATTGTGTAGCCCTTTTGGCTGTGTTGGATCAGCTTGCTGAGGAAAGGGTTAGGATCAATGCAAACTCAGTCTAAATTTATCAAACACATAGCCTGTGAGGGCTGTGGCAGCTCTGATGCTAGGGCTGTGTACTCTGACGGCTCAGAATACTGTTTTAACTGTAAAACCCATAGCAGGCCCTCAGAGGGCTTCGCTGACCAAGGAAGGGGTAAGGTACTCACCATGACTCAGAAACCCGTTGTAGAGCCTTTTAGAGGCCTTAGCGGTCAATTCCTAAGCATACCTGAGAGAGGTATCACTAAAGCCACCTGTGAAGCCTATGGTGTCAGACAATCAGGGACAGAACATTATTATCCCTACTGTGATGACCGAGGCACCGAGATAGCATTCAAGGTCAGGGTGGTGGCAGACAAGCAGTTCAGGTCTCAGGGCAACATTAAGGAGGCTCTGCTATTCGGTCAGAATCGATACCCTGCAGGTGGTAAATATTTGACCATCTGTGAGGGCGAATTAGATGCCCTAGCTGCTTTTCAGATGACGGGGTCTCTGTATCCTGTGGTGTCCATCAAGAATGGGGCACAATCGGCTGTGAAGGACTGCCAAGCACAATTTGAGTACATTGACAGCTTTGAGACCATTGTCCTGGCATTCGATGCTGATGAACCTGGGCAGGAAGCAGCCTTAGCCGTTGCTGATCTGTTCGGTAGCAAGGTCAAGATTATGAAGATGACTAAGCCCTACAAGGATGCCTGCGATTATCTGAAGGACAACAAATCTGCGGACTTTGTCAAAGCATGGTGGGCAGCAGAGACCTATGTGCCTGATGGCATCGTTGCCGGTGCTGAGTTGTTCGAGTTAGTCATGCAGCCCTTGCCAAAGGCTCAGGCGCATTATCCCTATGCAGGCTTAAACGACATGACAGGCGGTATCAGACAGCAAGAGATGGTTGTGGTCACTGCTGGCTCAGGTCTTGGTAAGTCGCAGTTTATTCGTGAGGTCATCTGGCAATTGCTCTGTGAGACCAAAGATAACATCGGGATTATGTTCTTGGAAGAGTCGGTAAAGCGGACTGCCTTGTCTCTGATGTCGCTAGCGATCAATAAGCCGTTGCACTTGGCTGAGACTGAAGTGACTGAGGCATCAAAGAAGGAAGCCTTTGATAAGACCCTAGGCTCTAACCGGCTGTTCTTTTATGACTGCTTTGGTAGCACAGCAATCGACAACATTATCAATCGGGTGAGATACTTTGCCAAAGGGCTAGACTGCAAGTACATCCTGCTAGACCATGTCAGTATCGTGGTGTCGGCACAGGATCATGGTGACGAGCGTAAAGCCATTGATGAGATTATGACCAAGCTGCGGATGATTGTGCAGGAAACAGGAGTAGCCTTGTTTGTGGTGTCCCACCTACGAAGGCCAGATGGTAAAGGTCACGAAGAGGGCGCAGCCACTAGCCTGTCCCAATTAAGGGGTTCAGCAAGTATTGGACAATTGGCTGATATGGTGTTAGGATTGGAGAGGTCAGCACAGCATGAAGACCCAATCGAGCGCAATACCACCAGGGTTAGGGTTATCAAGAACCGATACAGCGGAGAGACCGGCAAAGCCTGTGCAGTCCTGTATGACAAGCACTCAGGTCGTATGAACGAAATTAACGAAGAAGCATTATAACATTTAACATTAAAGGAAAATATCATGAACACAAAACCCTGGAACAAAGCCTTTGCAGCACACTATGATTTAACCCCACGCCCTGCACCATGCGACAAGTGCTCGCAGAGGCAGAGATGTAAGGATGAATTGTTAGCGTGTGACGTGTTTAACGCCTATGTGCAACGAGATCAACATTGGAAAAAGGAAAGAGTACCTACCCGAAAGATTTGGCATAAGATATTTAGTGAGAAAGATGACAACGACTTCAAGGAGGCACTATGACATCCGCACTACTGATAGGCTGTTTTGCTTTTATTTCATCAATACTGAAAGGCTTAAAATGACTGAATACTCTTATGACTACTGGAACGATGCTGACTACGACACTATGGACTACACAGCCGTAGAGCAGCTAGAAGAGCGCATCAAAGACCTTGAAGAGGTTAACGAGGAACTGACAGCACAGATCAAGGTTGCTGTTAAACTGGTTAGCAAGTTTAATCATCCTGAGGAATATGGGCATTTGCTCGACTCTGATGCAAAGCGTGATGTAATGGACTTTCTTAAAATCTACGGAGACTACCTAAAATGAAGTTAGAACTGGAGGTTGATACCTATGTTGGAATGGGCGATAGTGGCAATGTTGAGTGTCTTATTTTTACTGATGACGGCAGCCGTCCTGCTATGAGCATCGATAAGAAGCTGGAAGACTTGGTGCTAGAGTTTATCGAGTTAAGGCA